GGCTCCGTAGATAAAATGATGGGATATCAAAAAGGTGGACAGTTGAAGGCAGTGCCAGAGGGCAATCCCGGCTTAGGTAAGTTACCAGAAATGGTAAGAAACCGTATGGGGTATATGCAAGACGGTGGTATGGTAGACAATTCATTGATGGGTATGCGATATGGTGGAATGGCTAAAAAGAAGAAGATGATGGGTTATGAAGATGGTGGTGAAGTCGGTAAGCTAGCAAAATTACTTTCGATGGTTACCCCAAAAGGAAGAAGGCAATCGGCTTATGAAGAAATGGTTCCTCGGGATATGTTGCCTTTAATTGAGAAAGCCAGTACTCTTCCGGAGGATTTTTTTTATGTCCCTGCTGATGAAGCTGGATATATAGACTTAAAAGAGCAAGAGCGAAAGAACGCTATTAGGCGTATGTTGCAAGGTAGGCCCCCGCAACCACAAGAAGCACCTGATGAGTTGATACCATTTCAAGAAGGTGGAGCCGTAGAAGAAGGTATTCCATTACCACCTCAACCTATGGATCCGCTACAGATTGGTGCTAGGCAAGCAGACCCTTCTATGTATGAAGGAAGTCAGTTGGGAGTGAGAGATCAGGCTATGATGTTACAAGATAGCATTGAGCAAGATACGGTAAACAAAGCTAGAAAAACATTACAGCTAATGAAGCTAAAAGGTTTATTAGAAGGTGCAGAGTCTTTAGACTACCAAGAGCCAAAGATGAAGCAGGGTGCGGATGAAGAGATGACAAGACAAATGCTACAGAGAATGATAATGATGAGAGGCATGCCCTTTTAGCGTATGGAACAAGACCCAAGAGCATTACAAAACGATGATTTATATAGGCAATGGCGTGACTCACGATCTGAATGGGACACGGAAGCTCGTAAGGACATTGATTTCTATCTTGGTAATCATTTTAGTCAGGATGAATCTGACGACCTAGCATCTAGAAACCAAGCGGATATACCTATGGATCGTGTATCTGCCGCAATAGAAAAATTTAAAGCAGTACTTACATCAAGACCTCCTGCATTTACAATAACCCCTAGAGAAGATTCCGATGTGCAAGTTGCTACATTGTGGAGAACGGTGATGGGTTATGTATGGCAAAAGTCTGATGGTGATTGGCAAATGAAACAAGCGATACAAGACTATGCTACTACAGGCATGGGATATTTGTATGCTTATATTGATAGAGAATCAGATTTTGGTAGAGGTGACGTTAAGTTCACTTATGTTGACCCGTTCAGAGTTTATGCTTCTCCTAGCTCTCGTGATCGTTGGTTTAGCGATTCAGATGGTATCATCCTTTCCACCATCCTTACAGGTGAGCAAGCCGTTAACCTCTACCCAGAATTAGGAGATAGAATTGATCCGGAAACAGGCGAAGAAATGCCGGGTTTAATAAATGACATATCTGGATTTACGTATGACGAAGAAGATTATCCTTCTTCTCAAAACAAAAACTCTATGAACGTGTTTACTCCAGCGGAAGTAAAAGACAAAGATTATTATCAAGTAAAGAAATATCAAGTATTAGAAAGATTTTATAAAATAAAAGTTCCTTATTATCGCATTATAGATATGAAGAGTCAGGAGGAAAGTATTCTTTCTCAAGAAGAATATGCTCAGTTTGCATCGGAAAACTTAGAAGCGTTTGATATTGGAGCTTTTACAGCAATAGAAGTTTTACAAACTCGTGTAAAGGTATGTGCATCGATGGGTGAGGTTGTGCTATATGAACAGATATTAAATACCGATGAGTATCCTATTATACCCCTTCCAAATATCTGGACAGGCACTCCTTATCCCAAGTCAGACGTATCCAGAGCAAGACCTATGCAAAGACTGCTTAATAAGTTGTGGTCATTGGCATTGTCTCATGCACAGGCATCAGCGGGTTTAAAACTGTTAGTACCTTTGGGTAGTGTGGACGATATAGATCAGCTAGAAAAAGACTGGGCAAATCCAAATGCCGTTATTGAAGTCGATTCATCCCAAGGTGAGCCGCACTACCCAGCTCCTCAACCTTTAGCTGGAGAGTTTTACATGTTAATATAACAGTCAGAGTTTTACATAGATTTTATATTTGGACTTCCAGAAATGATGCATGGTTTTGCAGAAAAAGCCCCGGAGACAATGAGGGCTACAGAAAGAATGATTGCACTGGGGAGTGAAAGACCGAAGTCTAAACTTAGAGATATAGAGTTTAGTATTAACAAGCTGGGTAAGGTTTTGTACAACCTATCTAAAGGTCACTATACCTATAAGAAAATTTTTCGTTTAGCACAGCCAAATAACAATATAACTGAAGTTATGGCAAATTTTTATACAGATGTTTCCGGAGCTGTGTTAGATTTAAAGAAAGAAAAACATGCGTTAGATCAGCATGACATAAGAATTGAACCGGGTTCTACAATGCCTTCTAGTAAATATGCAGAGCTTGCAGTGTACTTAGAAGCTTTCCAAATGGGGATTGTAGACAGGTATGAAGTATTAAAGAAGAATCCTGAGTTGTTTGATAAGGAAGGCATTATGCGTAGAACAGAAGAGAAGCAGTTGTTACAGCAACAAGTTCAGGCAATGCAGGATCAGATAAAGAATTTGCAGGGTGACTTGCAAACCGCACAGCGAGAGTCTGTTAGCGATAGAAAAAGAGTCGAGGTTGAAAAGTTTAAATCTAGGCTATCTGAAGTTTCTTCAGAATCTAAAGCAGACAGAAGAGTGCAACGTAGTAAACTAGAAAACGAGGTGAAGCTAGAGGTGGAGAAATTGGCTAGTAATCTGAAAGATGTTCAGAGAAAAGTCAGTTCTACTCCTGAAGCCTAGAGACATCTAAGGAGAGACTATGTCTACAACAGAACAACAGGAAGTAAATGTCCAAAACGATCAAGTCGTAACTAATGAGAATTTCGTGGAAGATATCGTAAATCAGCAAGCTGGGCCTGAGAGTCCAGAGCAAATTCAAGAACCAGTACAAGAACCAGCTACTTCAATGGATTATGAAGCTGAAGCTAAGAAGTTCCAATCTATGTATGATCGGTCACAAGCTGAAAATTCAAGATTACAACAAGGAGCACAAATACTTCAGTTATTGGAGCAGAGACCTGACTTGGTACAGGCACTTGAAAGCGGTATAGCTCAACCACAAACTCAACAGCAAAACGAACCTAGTGTCGGGAAGGATGATTTTAATCCTTGGGATGCTTTCACAGATGAGAACTCTGAGTCAGGACGATATGTAAACAATAAAATAGAATCGTTAGTGAATCAGAGATTGACTTCTGCATTATCCCAACAACAGCAACAGATACAAGCTGATATGCAAATGCAAAATACTGTAAATGAATTGAGGGGAACGTATAAAATGTCCGATGGTGACATTCAAGAGTTCTTACAGTTCACTACGAAACCAAAAGAGCAGGTAGGTTTGAACAATCTAGTAAAGCTCTGGCAGATGCAAAACGGCCAATCCGTTGCTAACAACGATACAATGGAAGCGGTAAATGCGGCAAAACAAGCTCCTAGAACTGCTGGCGTTCTTCAAGGTCAACCTCAGACATCACAAAAAAATGATTCTGATAAGATTTTCGATGCCGTCATGGGCAATAGTGGCTCTTTGCGATTACCGTGACATAACAAACAAACCACAAACCAAGAGGTAATAAAATGGCAATATCATACAATACTGGCACTTTAAAGTCCAGTGATATCACAGCTTCTACTTCCTCTGCTGGTGTAGGTCAGGCTCCTGATAGGAGACGGATATTTAATTTTGGAGACAGGGTAGCAGAATTAGCCCCTGAAGAATCTCCATTCTTCGTGTATCTTTCTCAAGTAGCCAAAGCACCTACCGATGATCCAGTATTTCGTTACTTGGAAAATCGTAATAAAATCAACTTTACTGACCGTTCTCTTCTTTTGAAAGGAGATGTTAATGGTGGTTCTGCTGTTTCCGCAGGAACGTCTTATGCGTTTACTGCTGATACTGCTGGTGGAGCTTCTGTTGACTATCTTTTAAAGGGAATGGTTATCGCTGTTCAAACCGCATCCCGTACAGGTGATCTTGGAATTGGACAAGTGGTTGTTCGTGTTGATTCAGCAGTAACACATGGTAGTAGCGAAACTTCGTTTACAGGTAAGATTATTGACGTATCCAATTCAGGTGTAACTGGATACAATGTTCTTTCTGATAATGATGCGGCTCAGATAATCGGTACTTCCTTCGAGGAAGGTTCTGGTTCTCCTGACGTTTTCTCAACAGAGCTTGAAGATAATTATGGGTATACCCAGATTTTCAAGACAGCCGCCGAGATGACAAACACAGCGTATGCAACTCGCTATCGTGGGTATGCAGACGAGTGGAGCAGACTATGGGCTGATAAACTACGTGAGCATAAAATTGACATTGAAAGAGCTATGCTCTTTGGTCAAAAAGCTCGTCAAGGCGGTATTCAGTATTCTGAAGGCCTTATAGGTCACATTCTTAAAAATGTGAATCCAGTTGTAAATACAGATGACTTTAGCTATAGCTCAGGTAGTTCATACTATCGAAGCGTTGCACAGGAAGAAATGACTTACGATAGATTGCTTAGCGATCTTGAAGTAATCTTTGACCCTGCTCGTGGTGGTGCTTCTGACAAGCTAGTCTTGTGTTCCTTACCAGTGATTACGTTTTTTAACAAGTTAGGCGATGGAAAATTCTTAGATGCTTCTATGGGTCATTCTGCTAATAATTACAGAATGGACATGACAACTAGGAATGGTGCTTTCGGTCACTCCGTAATGGTAATTGATACTATTCACGGAACACTTAACCTTGTTAAAGAGCCACTTTTTAGAGGAATTGCGGCTGGTTATATGCTAATGGCTGACATGAGTCAAGTTTCTTATCGTCCTTTGATTGGAAATGGAATTAACCGTGATACACAGGTTATGACCAATGTTCAAGGTGCTGATGAGGATTTGAGAAAAGACATGATTCTAACCGAAGCTGGTTTAGAAGTAAGTCTTTCTGAGTCTCATGCTTTGTTTAACTTAGAACACAATTAAGGAGTTAGATAATGAAAACAGCTAGTTTAAATGCAAATAGTTCAAGCTTCCAAACTGGTGAAAAAGCGTTTCAAAAAATAGACAACTCTGCGGCAGTGGCAAGAACACTGACTGCGGCTGAGTCTGGAACTCTTTTCGCTGTAGATATGTCTACGGTTGACAATAACGTAGCTTTAACCTTGCCAACGGCATCTGATGCCATAGCAGGTTGTAGCTATGACTTTTGTTTTACTGTTAACTGTGACGATGATGCAGACTTTAGCATAACAACTGGAGCAAACGGAACTGATATATATGGTTACGTTGTTGCAGGTGCGGCTAATAGTACAGTAGACGATGTTGATGGACTCTCAAAAATAACCGTAGATGGTTCTGTTTCTCAGGCTATCGAAGGTTTAAGAATGACTCTTATCTGTGACGGTGTGAATTGGCATCTAAGCGGATATATTCCAGTTGCTATTGGAACAGTTGTTCTTGTTGAGTCAGCAAGTGCTTAATCCGAATATATAAGGATAACAGTTTTAGGTGCTGTAGGGGTTATCAATAAAAGGTAACCCCTAAAACCTAAAAAGGATTAACTATGAATAAGTGTATACATTGTAATAAAGAAAATAAAAACAACTGGTTTTACTGTAGGTCTTGCGGAAAGAAAGCTTCTGAAAGTAAATTTACTACTAATATGTGGATGACATCACAGATGGGAAAGAGAACAGATGTAGAGCTATCAGTACAGTCCATATCTGAAAATACAACTAAGATGAGAAAGAATTTAGGTTATGGCGGTTAAGAAGAAAGATTCAAGATTAAAAAGAGCTGGTGTGGCTGGGTTCAATAAACCTAAGCGTACTCCGGGTCATCCTAAGAAATCTCATATTGTGGTTGCGAAAGTAGGAGATAAAATTAAAACAATACGTTTTGGACAACAGGGCGTAAAAACAGCAGGGAAACCGAAGGTCGGGGAATCTGCAAAACAAAAGGCAAGACGTAAGTCATTTAAAGCTAGACATGCTAAGAATATAGCTAAGGGAAAAATGTCAGCGGCTTACTGGGCTAATAAGGTAAAATGGTAATGAACAAAAAAGTAAAAGCTCCAAAAGGTTATCATTGGATGAAAGCTGGAAGCGGTTATAAGCTAATGAAGCATAGTGGTGCGTTTAAAAAACATAAAGGTGCAAGTCTTATGGCTGATTTTAAAGTTCAGATGAGGCATGCAAAACCTAAGAAGAAAAAGTAGTGGCGACAGCAAAAAAAAGAGACCCTGCCAAGTGGGCAAGAGCAAAGGCAAAAGCAAAAGCTAAAATGGGTGGTAAGCACTCTGCTAGGGCTATGCAACTTGCTGTAAAGTATTATAAGGATATGGGGGGAACATATTCTGGTAAAAAGTCATCTAAAAATAAACTATCTAAATGGTCAAAGGAAAAATGGGACTATGTTAGTAAAGGTGATAAAAAGAAACCAAAGAAGAAACGTGGTCGTTATTTACCAGAAACTGTTAGGAAAAGTTTAACCAAAAGTCAGAAAGCGGCTACAAATAGAAAGAAAAGAAAAGCTACAGCATCTGGAAGACCCAAGGCAAAGTATAGTAAAGCAGTAGCAAGAAAAGTGAGGAGAGCTAAGTAATGGCTACATTTAAAGCACAGGTAGAAGGATTAACAAGTCTAAGTATAGATGGCAGTAGTGCACCAACACAAACTGAGCTAACTCAATTCTTAACAGATGGTGCTAAAGAGATTTTAAATACGTTACCAAGATCAAAACAATCTTTGTTTACAACTTCAAACGATTTAAACAGTAGCAGTTCAAGCCTTACGCTTTTGGGTTCCGAGGTGTTTAGTGTCACTAGAGACGATGGTACGATTAATCAACCATGTAGAAAAGTACCTCCTGAACTAAATGGACGTATCAGAGACGCTGATGATATGATGGCGGCTACCACTACAGACCCCGCTTACTACGTTACAAATAATATTTTAGTTGTCGTACCTTCACCTACTAACGCTCAGAACGCTCATGTACATACACTGAATTATCCTGCGGTTGCTTTTGGTGACAGTGCTATTGCTAAGTTTCCAGATGATGCTGAATATCTAGTCGTAATATACGCCTGTATAAAAGCAATAG